GTTTCATTTCTCTGTCTCCCTCTGTGGAATGGTTAATGTAATGAAGCGCACAGCGGTGTCGCCGTCTTTGAGTAGCACAGTTACTGTTGCAGCCTGCAAGTCACTGCCGTAAATCAGCATCAGTGCTTCCATGAGTCTTTGCGTTTCGTTGTTCATGCTTGTCCCCTCTCCCTCAGTTCCTTAGCGTTTGCTTGCAGCAGACTGCGCCAGCTTGGATTCTCACAGGCCATGGCATTTGCGTCGAGGATCGCGGCGCATGCTTCGCGTTCCGCCAGGATTGCTTCGTCAATCAACATTCGCGTCATGCTCCACATGTCTGTGACAAATTTATTGGATGTGATCGCCTTGTTCATGGCTTCCACTCCTGGTACCAGCCTTCGACATACATCTCGTGAAAGGCCCAGGCCACGAGCCACGTCCAACTGAGCTTTTCATCGCGGGTAAAGTTGACCTTCGCCATCATCAGGCACAGGTTTTTGCTGGGTGGGGTCATCATGCTTCACCTCGCAGTTCTTTCTCTTGACTGTCAAACAGTTCTTTCCACTTCTGGTACTTGAGTGCGCAGGCTTCGCACGCACACTCCCAGGTGAATTCATCGGGGTCAGCAATGCTGTCCTCCTTCTTGATGGGCGCTAGGCCAAAGCCAGACTCAGATTCGTTCATCGCTTCATACTCCTGACAAGCCGTGCAATATCGTGCCCCGTGTCGCCCCGCTTTATCATCACCTTTTCCACAACCTTTGCCACTTCTTCAATGGTGTCGTTGCGGGTCAAGTGTGCAAACTCGGCGGGGTGGCTATGCACGTCCATATGAGCAATCTGTCGCTTTCGGTTGCCGCTGGTGTGTTCCCAGCTACCTTGCTTTAAAGATAGTTGCTCGAACGCCTCGTCCTCCGGGTCCTTCCCTGGCTTGTCCATCAAAACTTCTCCTTATAAAACTTGCCGATCACTTCGGCCAGCTCGTGGATATGAAAGTCTCCGCCTTCGCCACCAAAGTTGGTGATCCAGATCATGCCGGGCTGAATGCCCGGCGTGAGGGTCCAGCCGGCAATCTTGACCTCGTAGCGCTCGCGCCCCTGGGCTTGGCCTTGTTTGAATCCCTCGTCATAGGCCACCTGCGCCTTGCACGCGTCTTCAATGGTCATGAGGGTGTACTTCTGGCATTCTTCCCAGACAAACTGGGCGTTTGTTTCACCAATCATTTTGCGTTCCGCTTTGGTTAATTGTTCCCACCAAGATTGAAATGTCATCACTGGTTTCCTTCCGTTGTCATGCTCTCGGTCCGTGGTCGGCTGCAGTTTTTGCCGCAGCTCTCTGTGTAGTTCTTGGTCGTGGTCACCGTGCCGCCGCACTTGGTGAAGTAGTGCCAACTGCTGTTGTCGTAGAACTTGTAGACCGTGCAGCCGTCCATACTTGACACGACAGCAGGCACGCGGTCCTTGGCCCGTTGTTCGTCACTCGGGCCAAACATGGCTTGCAAACCTAGAAACCCCACCCCGATCACGAGCCCGCCGATCAAGAGAAGCAGCAAGGTTATTCCCAGGGCCTTGAGTGCGTCTATAAAGTAATCCATTTCCTCTGCTCCTTGTTTCTTTTGAATTTGCCTCTTACGCCACCCGGTCACGGCCAACCCCAAACAGCCCCGTGATCCGTGACCAGGCCAACTTGCGCAGTGACACGTTGTCCAACTGACTTTGCACTTGCAGCAGTTCTGCCATGATGTCGCTGCTGTGCTTGGACAACAGGTTATAGGCCTGCTCAAACTCCACGCGCGCCTCTTCGCGGCCATCGCTCCAGCCCCTGTCATAGCCTTCGGCTTCCACATCCTTGAAGGTGCGGCGTTTGTATTTAGTCTGCGTCATATTGGTTTTCCATGTGTTGAAAGACGATGTGTTCCAAGTTGGCCAGGTCTTCCCCTGTCATCTCGCTCTCCAACTCCGGGTAGGGTTGGCCGTTGAGGTGGAGGATTTCCCACTCCCCACAGCCGCCCTCTTCTGGATGGCTGTTCCCAGGGTCCGCGCGGATGATGGCGGGCAGGTACGGCTCCCAGTACGTCACGCGGACAATGCAAAGAATGCCGTTAATGCTGTGTTCAAACTGGGTCATGACTGGCCCCTCTTGCGAATAGCGCGCGCCCAGAACTCACCGGTCAATCTGGACCCGTCGTCCTCGATGTATTCAAGCTCTTCACAGACCCTGGCGCACGCATCGCGCTCCAACTCCTGGGCCCGCTCCCACAGCATCACCAGATGCGGCGAGGACACGGTCCAGGTGGTGTACTTGTTGTTGTCGGCCACGATGTTGTGCAGCTCGGCCAGCACTTCGGATAGGTTGCTCATGGCAGCAGCTCCCTGTCAATGCGCGCAAGCAGCTTCTCGTAAGAGGCCTTGTCCCGCTCCAGCTCTTCAACTTCATCCTCCCAAAGCACAACATCTGGGCAGGTGGCGATTTCGTGGTGCGTGTGATCGATGGCCAAAGCCAGCGCCCGGCGCACGTGAATAAGGTTGGTTCCTGTAAAGGTCATAGTGGCATGTCCCCGTGCCATGGCTCGTCGTCCATGCGCTTTAGGTTGAAGATGAACCGGTACTGCGGATGCACCTTGACGAACAGGCGCGCGTAAAACGCAATGTGGTTGTTGGAGATTTTGAAGTCTACGCCAGTGGTGGTCATCGCCACCTCCCAGCGGATACGGTTGATGATGAGCCAGTGGCTAATCTTCCGGTGGCCGGCGCTGATGGCCTCGAGCGTGAATCGTTCAAAGTAACCCCACACCAGGGGGTTACCTGCGTTGAACGCGTTGAACTCACGCTGCCTCAAATGAAACGGCGTGTTCATGCTCATCGGTCATTCCTTTCTTGCTCGTCCATCCAAAACCAAAGTTTCATCAGGCCGATCAGTACCAGGCCGGCGACGATCATGCCAAGGCCGCCCAAAAGAATTGTTGCGACGATGGTCTCTGTCATAACTTGATCTCCAACAAAGGCTTTTCGTGGTCGATGTCCACGTACTCAGAGAACAAACTGATTTCAAAGTCGCCCTCAGACGTCTTGATTTCAATGGTCCGTGTAGCGTAGACACTGTCCGGGCCAGCGCTGTGTTTAATAGGACTGACGGTGATGTTGGTCACCCGATGAATATTCAAATTGAAGTTCATGACTTTCTCTCTTTCTGTTGATGGAAATTAAATTATACGTGTATCGTACCAGTTGTGTCTAGTACTTTCCCTAGGTCTTGTAAAAAACCCAGGCAGCTATCAAGCAGAGGGCGTACACCCTCCACCGGATGAGGTTGAAGTAATCTTCAACGCTCACCGCTCTACCCCTTCAAGGCGGTCTGCCACCAGCTTGGCGTAGCCGGCAATGTCCACCCAGTGGTCCACCTTGTCGGGGTTGCCGTTAACGATGCGGCCGATCTTGTGCACGATCATCTCCAAGGCTTCCCACTGGTCATCAGCAAAGGTTTTGTCGTGACTGGCTGCGTGGTCCGCGAGCAGTCGTTTGATACCCTGCATCAGTGCAGCGCCGTCCTTGAACTTGCCGTAGTCCTTGGCCCGCTCGTCTAGCGTCTCGTCGATGTCGGTCTCTCCGACTTCCGGCGCGCGCTCGTCGTCGTACTTGAACACACCTTGCTTCAGGCCTTCTTTGACATACTCGTCCAGCGGGACACCCATTGCCCGGGCGATGCCTATCTGACTAGCAGACACGGTGACCTTGCGTTTTGGGACCTCGGGCATCGGAACCATTGCAGGCGGTTGGAACGCTTCATCCAAGACTTGCTTGCGCAGCTTGTAGGTCATGGGCTTGGACGCTTGGAACTTGATGGCCACCTTGGTCGCCTCGGCGTCGGGGTGCTTGCGAAAATACTCGCGGATTTTGTCTGACTTGTTCATACTATTTCCTTCTTGGCTTGGATGATTGCACGTGCCCTGCCCTGACGGATAACCGACTGGACGAAGTCGTGCGCTTTTTCGATGTCATGCACAGTGGCATTCGCCAACTGCACCTCATGCAGGTCCATCACCAGCTTCAATGCCTCCCACTGCTTGGCTGTCATGATGAACCGCATTCCGTTGGCCACGCCACGGCGAGACAACTCCCACAGGGCGGTCTGCCCTTGGTTGATCTCGGCCAGCCAGTCGTGGCCCTTGCCCATGATTGCCAGCGCCTCAGTCACGTTGAAAGCGCCGATCAGCATGTCAATGTCATCTTTGTTCGCGTCGCCCTTGCGGACCTGTTCCAAGGCAGTGCGGTTCTTGAGTTGTACGTCCAGGTAAACGCCTGGCAGATCGCGCACAGGTCTTAGGCCTGAGAGCACAAAGTTCAAGGGGCTTTGAAGAACGACGCGGGGTCGGTATTTGCTGCGTTTTTTCATGGCTTGCAAGATACAAAAAGACTTGCACACAGCATCACCAAAAAGGCATACGTCATAAACCAACGGCTGAATAAAGGAGGCTTGATGCCGAGCAAGATACCCTGCAGCCGCTCCTCGCTTTGCGTCATCGGTGGCGGCTTGCGCTGGTATGTCAGCCCGATCAGTACCTTGCCGGTACTGACGTACCTGCCGCATCCAGCAAGTTGTTTAAAGACCCTCTCGGCCCTTAGATCGCGTCTTTTAGTCATTGCTCTCTTTCTCCTTTCTGTTATCGAGTTTTGATCTTAGCACATCTAGTTCACTTGTCAACAACTCAACTTTCTTTTCTGCATTCAACCAGGCTTCACGCCACAGTCTCTGGTCTTCAATGCGCTGTGCAGCCGCTTCAAGTAGTTCCGCCATGAAAGGGAAACTTTCCATCATCGAGCGCAGTTCCTCTGTTACCTTCATTTTCACTCCATGGATGTTTTAAATATTCTTCACGAAGCAGCCCATACAGCACCAGGTCTCCACCGTCGGGAAAGGCCTTGCGCATGCGCCCTTCATACTGAAAGCCCAGGCGCGAGACAAAACGTTGGGCGTCCAGGTTCTCGGCACGAATGAGGCCCGTGACCCGTGGCACTTCAAGCACCCTGAACGGCAACTCAAACGACGCATTGAAGTAACCGCGAGACAGCCAATGGCTCTTGGGCCGTGCTGCAATGTGCATGTCAATGTTGGTGCCTGTGTAAGCCGAGAACACAGTGACGGCCAGGAAGTCGCCCTTGTCGTCCAGCAGGCTCACCGAGGTGACGTCTCCTGTCATGCCGTCGATGCCGATGACCTTCTTGGCCCAGGCCACGGCCTCGTCGCTACGTTCAAAGCGCAGAATTTTCACGGTAGTTCTCCGCAATCTCATCTTCAAACAGCATGATCTGCTCTTCTGAAAAGCTCTTGGTGATGTCTACCTGGCGGGGCTTGCCGCTGGGGCCTGTGATGGTCAACAAAATCTTGGTGATGTCCAACAACGCGGGCAGCTCTGTGTCCTCCACCAGCATGGATGGGAGCACTTCAAAAGTGAGTTCGACGGGGAACGTCATCTCGGTCTGGTATTTCATTTTTGGCTTTCTTTTTGTTGGCGTCGATGCGTTGCAAGGTCAGGGACTGTTCGTAGGCGTAATCAAAGGCGGGCAGGATGATGCTGTACATGTAGCTGCCCATTCCAACCTTGTAAAAGGCTGCAATCTCCTTGAGCATGTAGTACGCCTCCTCAGGCATGGAGACGCTGATCCAGCGCTGCCCAGCGCGCTTGGATGGAGAGGCGCGCACCTTCTCGTAGCTGTCCTTCTTTGGCCGGCCATTCTTCCTTGGGCGACCTCTCTTGCGTGCTGCCACACGTACTGACTGACGCACGTATGGCTCTGGGTGAGCAGGCACAACTTGTTCTCGTATCTTTAGCGGCATTACCATTTAATTCTCCTTTCTTAGAACTTATCAGTGTATCGGAAAAAACGGGCTGGAGGCAAGCCCCCAGCCCAAATGCTTCAAGAGGAAATAGGGGGCAACTGCAATCGGCCCCGCCTTAATTATGCAGCCTCTCCCCAGCTTGGTCCAGTCTCAACATCCACGCGGGAAGGGACTTCCAAGGTCACGGCTTTTGCCATGATGTCAGCGGCTTCGCGGGCCTCGTCAATGTTCCTGACAGACAAGGCTATTTCGTCGTGTACTTGCAACAGCAAGTTAAACCCTGCCTTGTGCAGCGCCACCATGCCGGCTTTGGTCTGGTCAGCGGCTGACCCTTGGATCAACCGGTTCAACCCCTTGTAGGTGCCTGCCCGCTTGATCCGCGAGCCGTATTCCATGATGGCCTGCTCGCGCGGCAGTGCCTTGTTCACGCCCCACTCCACCGGCTCCCACAGCGGGAAGCGGCATTTGCGGCCCAGGAGCGTGCGAATGGACCCGCCAGAGGCGGGGTGCTCAATGCGCTTCATCACCGCGTCCACGGTGCCCTTGAGAAATGGGACCTTGCTGTGGAACGTGGCAATCAGCTCGCTGGCCTCATCCAGAGGCAAGTCCAGTTGGGTGGCCAGCTTGGCCTTGCCCATGCCGTACATCAACCCCAAGCCAATGGTCTTGGCAGCCTTGCGTTTAATTCCGGCCAAGTCAGCAACCATCTGGTGGAAGTCCATGTTGGGGTCTTCTCGGTAAGCCTGCGCCATCGTCTCTGCGCGCGGCAGGCCCAGCATGGTGGCGTAGTGCACCAAGAGGCGCGGCTCCTGGGAGGAGAAGTCATTGGCCGCCCAGACCTGGCCGTCCTCGGGCAGGAACAGGCCTCGCACCATGGGGCCGATGATCTCGTGGCGCGCGGGCACTTGCTGGAGGTTGGGGTTGCTGGCTGACAGACGCCCGGTGACGGTGCCGCCCTCTTCGTTGCGCATTTGGTTGAAGTGGGTGTGGATGCGCCCGTCCTTGGCGCTGTGCTTCAGGTAAGGCTCCAGGAACGTGCCGTGGGTCTTGTTCAGCTCCCGGGCTTCCAGGATCATCTTGGACATTGGGTGCTCATGGGTGTCCAAAAAGCTCTTGGTGAAACTGGGCGCGCCAGCAGCGGTCTTGGGGTACTGGATGGCCAGGCGGTCGAACGCGGCGGCAATGGACTGCGCAGCCCAGATGTCCACCTGCATGCCGGCCTGCTCCTTCAAGTACTTGAGAATTTCGGTTTCTTTTTTGCGCATGTCAGCCATGTGGCGCTCGCACTTGGGGCGATCAAAGGCGATGCCCTTCAAGGTGATGTCCACCAGCACCGGCAACACTTCAGTCTCAAGTCCAAAGATAGAAGAGACTTCGTCTTTGATTAACAGCGACTTAAAGTGATGCCAGAGCTTCAAGGTGAGAGCCGCGTCTTGCTCGGCATAGTCGCCCACATGCATGGCAGGCAGCTTCCACAACTCTTTCTTGGGGTGCACGCCAAAGTCAGATGCTGACTCCTTCAAGCCCTGCTCGGACTTGATCTCTTTGAGGTAGTCAAAACCCAGGCTGTTCAAGCTGTAGGCATAACGGTTCTCATCCAGCACAGGTGCTGCCAGCATGGTGTCGTAAATTGTGCCGTTCACTGTGAAGCCGGTGGCTCTGAGCCATCCGAGGTCGTAGGCGGCGTTGTGCATGATTTTGTCTGCGGGGGTGGCGAGAACATCGCTAATCCAACGCTCCACAATCCGTTTGTCCAGATTTCCTCCGCCAGCATGGGCGACAGGGAAATAGCCCGCCCAACCGTCAACAGCAATAGCATATCCAACAATGAAGCCATCATTACGGGGCCAGCCAGGACCAAGGCTTTCCATGTTGGGGTCACATGTTTCGAGGTCAATTGCAATCTCCTTGGCTTCACTGAGGTTGGGGAAAGATGAGGGTGGCAGCCACTCGGAAATCCGAGGGAACATGGGCATTGTTTTATTTTCTCGCTTCATAGTCTGAAGCCTTTCTGTTCGTTCTTTGGCAGCACGATGTGCAGTGTTTGCTTGGCGCGGGTGATGCCCACGTACAGCAGGCGATTGATGTCGTCCGAATTCTTGTCGTACTCTTTGGCAAACCGTGTGGACAGGTCTGACAGCAGCAGCACGTTGTCTGCCTCTCCACCCTTGGCCCCGTGGATCGTGGACAGCTTGATAGGCACGTGGCCCGTGAGCCGTGTATTGCGTCTCAAGAGCGAGACCAGGTAGTCCCGGCGGTCCTCACTGATCTTGGTCAGTGCCTTGTGCCAGATTTCATCTGAAAGAAGTCCGTGCTTTTCTTTCAAGCTGTCGAGCGTGAACATGGCAGCCTGGTCGGCTGTGCGCAGCATCTTGTGGCCGTGCTTGATGAAGCCGCTGTCCAGGTACTTGTAGATTACTTTAAGCACGTGGAACGGCACCTCGCCGCCCTTGCGCAGCTTCTCCCAACCCAGCACTGCAATGAGGATGCTTTCACTCACACTGCGTTGTCCGTGGCGCTCGAACAGCAGGCCCTGGCTCTTGATCCAGTCGTGCATGTCGGTGAGCATGTAGTTGGCGCTGGCCAGGATAAGCCAGTTGCCGTGACTGATGTCGACTTGGCTGAAGTCGTTGTAATAGCTGATGCTGCCCTCTTCTTCGCGGGCCTTCCAGACCTTGGGCTGGCGCTGCTTGATGCGGGTCACCACGCGATTGGCTAAGGCGTGGATTTTCGAGGGGACGCGGTAGGACTGATCAAGGACTTTGACATCACCCGAAAACCCCAGGAAACTTGCGACGTCGGCTCCGGCCCAGGTGTAGACGGCCTGGTCATCGTCGCCTGCCAAAAAGCAGCGCTGGGCGCGCAACGCAAGTTGCTCGACCAGCCTCCATTGCAAGCGTGACAGGTCTTGTGCCTCGTCGATGATCAGCGTCTCGAGCTTTGGCAAGCGCTCTGGCTCCAGCAACACGTGCTCCAGCAGGTCGGTGAAGTCCAACAAACTGTGGGACGTTTTGTAATGTCTGTAGGCCCGCTCAACATACTCAAAGTGAAACCACTCAATCTCCATCTTGGACAGGTTGTAGTGAGTGTGCAGGTC